GTGTCAAGCGAAAGATCTTGAGTATCATCGTAGATAGAATCGTCAAATCCCATCAATAGATGTGGACGCTTTGTCTCGTCAAATGCTGTACGTGATGCGAATCGTTTTACGAAATAAGTCTTTGAGTTAACCTCAAGCGAATTTTCGAAAGATATTCTGAATCCAACGTCGGGTATCTCTCCTGCCAACGTTGCTGACATCAACGATGTGATATCGACAACGAGATCTTCTGTTCCTGTTTTGAAGTATTGAGAAGCTTTTGTGCTAGCAAGACTAAAAGAACTCGTGATATAATCACCGCCGCCGGCGTTTGCAGAGCATGCAAGAGAGCAGCCACCAGAAACCCATAACGTTGTAAATGATGAAGAAAGCCAATTACATGAATCGTAATCAGAGTAATGAGCTATATCTCTTCCAAGGCCTTCATCGAATGACGAGGACAATGGAAATACATCAACTGTGAAATTATTTGGTGTTGGTTGACCACCATAAACATCATGAAGATGCATTTCACACCAAAAGCTAGAATCTCCAATATCGATTCGACCTGATTCATGAAGCGTTTTTAGCTTGTCTATATCAAAATGAATGAGCAAACGAGTCAATTCAGTATTGGGAAGTGTTCCACTCATTGAAGCACCATACAACTTGAATAGATCAAGAGTACCAGCATTACCTACATTGCTAGACGTCTTTCTTACAGACTTGATGACTTTATTCGTTATGTAGGTGTCCTTGTCAGCAAAGAATGTTTTAAACATTTGACATCGCTTTCCCAACTATATTTACGTCTGGGTATCTTATCTCGAAGATCGAACCCTCCAAGGGATACATGATGTTATTCTTTGTATTGAACTGAGGATTATATGCAATTGGTGAGTATTGCAAGTTGTTGTTTGTGCCATTAAGATTGTTGAATTTGACTGTATCGACAGAAATTATACCTTGATGTGCGAATATCGTTGATATTATGTCAGACATAATTATTGGTTGACCGATATGAAGTTTTGTAATTTCAAACTGTGCTTTTAGATCACGAATAACACTTTGAATGAGCACACTCTTGTTCATAGAAGGATCTACAACTACTTGAAAAAATAGTTCTAAATTGATGATTCCTGCGTCTTGTATGTCAATAGCGTCTGAAATCATTCGATAGCTGTTAAGATAACGCTTAAGATTAAGCTTTAACTTGTCTGAAGATGTAATCAGTTGTCCGTCTATATTGCGCGAGACTATAAAAAGTCTAGATGCAAGCGGATTATTTGGATTTTTTGTGGTTGCTACACGAAACACTCTACCAAAGTTACTTGGCATCGTGTATACCCTTGCAAGAAGATCTTCTTTTGTTACGATGCGTTCTTGTGAATTCTTTATCGTTGGAACTAAAGCCATCAACTCATCTGTTGTTAGTGGATCTTCGCCGCCGCTAGCATCAAATGGATTAGTTACTGCAAGTGTATTTCTAATCTGTGATTGCTGACCTGCAGAAGGATTTTGCGGAAATGTCATAGAAAGCGTCGAGACGCTACGGATTGTTCCTGGTTTTGCGTTATGATTTAGACCGCCGCCATATCGATAAGTGACTGTCAATGTAGTATTTGCGCCGGCGACACCCAGCGTTGTTCCTTGAAGCATTTTCTGTGGATTGATTGGAATTTTGGAAAATGTCTGAGAGTATGGCAAAGGAATAGAAAATTCCGACGGATCTGGTATTATATCATCTTCGATGACATCGGCATTTCCGCCTCCAAATAACAACGTCGATGTTCTATTGCTAAGTGAAGTTTCCTTTACGAATCTATACGGTGCAGGAATCACTTTTAATATGTCTTTGACGAGAACATCCTTTTCTACAGTGTTAAGAACGTTCTTGTATACTACGTCATGTGTCAAATTTCCAACTTCATAATAGACGTTACCAAGAGAATCAGACACACTAATGATTTGTGTAACATCGCTTTGTGAAAGTGTTAGTCTTCTGAATTGTACAAAATCACCAACTGAGAAAGTCTCAGTTGTTTGATTGCCACTGCCGCAAGTTCCCTTCTTTTTGAGAATCTTTGATACGATGTTACCAGAAAGTCTTCTTCCATTTGTAACTTCAACATCGTCAGCAATGCTTATTTGACCTGATATTGGATCAGACTTCCAAAAATCTATATTTTCAAGAAGATTAAAGCTGATACCTGTCGATGACTGAATGATCGATCCTTCATTTACTGTAGGAAGAAGTGTACTATCCGGTGTCAGTGTTCCATCTGAAAGAACTGGGACTTCGATGTAAAAGTCTGCGTCTACTACTGCTGCTGCGGCGCCATGTATTGGTACGCCTGCTGATCTAAGGATACGTTCTATATTTGCTGTCTCAACTACTGTCTCTGAATTTAGCTCTCCATACAGATGATCCATGTAATATGACATGTTGTCGCCAACATATGCTGCCATATCAAGTAAGAGGCCGCCCAGTGATGATTCTGAAAAGTCTTGAATCTGTTCAGGATAATACTGCCTGGCATAATCTAGAAGAACTGTTCTGAAACCATCGAAGTCTCTGGCAAGATAATTTCGTTGCCGAACAGTTTTTAGTGCCACGCTGTTGTCTGAGATTGCCATTTCTGTTATTACCTGATGATAAATAGATACACAATCAGATTACGTACAAAACAATTTGAAGACCTTTGCCCGTGACGTCAAGTGCAGGTATATTGTATGTTATATTGATCGTGAGAATACCTGTATTTTTGTTATTTGTTCGATCTACTGCTGATGTAAATGTTTCAAGATCTATAAATGGCATCCATTGTTCTACTGCAGAACGAATTCTTCCAATTGCCTGAGAATCAAAGTTATCTAGACTGACAAATTCTGTTGTAAGTGGTCTCAGATTTGCACCAAATTTATACAAGCCGAGACGTTCTCCCCAATTAGTCAGTAATAGATTTCTTAAATTATCTGCAAATTGATCTTCAAGTTCAAAGTTCATGGCATATAACCTGTCGCCATCTCCAAGTTGTAGAGGCGTCTTTATTCCATACGGAGTTTTTGATGCAATGACTGCAGCATCTTCGTCTGAAATTTGATCTTGTGTCTGACCTGAACTTTTGAAGCTATATGACGACATGTCTGATCATATATATCAGAAACATAATCTTAGACAACAACAGTAATTGTTGATCCATCTTCTGGGTTAGGTGGCGATTTTGCTTCTTCTATTCCTCTATCATTTGGATATTTTCCTTCGATGCGCCAAGGAATTAAATAACGTATATCTTGATTGGGACTTTCTGGATTGCCTGAATCAGAGCGTGTTCGAGCAAATCTAAAATGCAAATGATCTTCATGCACTTTATTTGGATCCCAAATTGGACCAGAAGGAAGACTTTTTCCATTTGTCTTTAGCCAGTCTTTATAAAAAGAAAATACTTGTTCACCAAGCGTGACAGAAATAAATACGTCACCAACAACAAGATTATGTTTTGCATAAATATTTTTTGGTGTTATCTTGTTTGAAGATATCAGTTCTCTAACATGACTTATTGACCATGTAAAAATCTCATGCATTACTTCAAAGTCATATTTTTCAGCCTTGAGAGGAGATAAAGGACTTGGTAGGTATGGAGATGTTCCTGGTGCGCCTTCTGCTTCGCCTGTAATGGCCTTTGCTTTAGGATTCATTCCCGAAATTCTTGAATTACCTGATCTTAACGGATATGCAAAATCGAATGCACTTCCAAAATGAGATGAAATAATCTTTCCATTCGATCTTTTTGTTGACCACTTCGACCATCTCCATCCGTGATCATCATCTTTGCCAGTAATATTTCCAACTTCAACAATATAATCAGGAACTTCAAAAGTTGTTGATTTTGTTTTCATATGTGCGCTTAGTTCATAAAGGTAGTCAACAACAAAAGGATCACCAAAAAAAGTATTTCTTGTGCTATCTCTAAATACCCAACGTGCTCCATCAGTAGTCTCATCAGGTTCAAAAGCTGATAGACCGTTCATTGCACCTTCTGCTATAAGTGTTGTATCTTCTTTTGCTGCTCGAGGCACGTAACCTTGCATTTCTGCTTCTTTTTGAACTATGAATCCTGCACCTACGACACACCCAGTTGCTGCAAAAATTGCACAATCTGATGTTACAGACGCCAGTGCTCTTGCTGCTGCTAGCCCTGTGAGCGGTGGTGTAACAGTTTCTCCATCTGCATCAGTTGCTGTTGAAAATGGTGCTGATATTGAGTCTGTAAATGTTTTACAACCAAGTTCAAACAAAGCTGGAAAAGAAAGTGGTGCCCAAAATGAAGGTGTAGCTAGATTCAAAAGTAATTTGGCAAATCCAAGCGGAATTGCCAAATTAAGCATTGCTTGTATTTGAAATGCACCCCACGGATATACCAAATTTATGTCTGGGAATTTGATATCTAGCGCAGGAATTTTTGGCGGTTCAATATTGATAAGCTTAAGCATTTCTGGGATTTTTAGCGGTAAATCTAGCGGCTTGATTCCAATTAATTTCAATGCAAGTGGAATTGGTGCTGCTAAGCTCATTGTCACAGAAGGAAAGCTTAATTTTGGTGCTGGTAATTTAAGCGCGATTGCCAACGCTAGCGGATCAAATATGGGTATCATAAATTGAGATGGTACAGTATTGATAGCTTTTGCAATGCCGGTATATAAGCCATCTATCCAGAAATTATGAAAATCAGGAAATTTGTCACGATCATCAAGATCTAGATCTTTTGCTGCATCTAATGTCTGAAGTTTTTCTCCACAAGGAAATGGTAAGCCTAGTTCTCCATTGATCAATGCATCTTTTGTTCGTTTTACAAATACTGCACGAGCTACATCTGTGATAACAAGATTTCCATTTTTGTCTTCTAGAACATTTGCTGCAACTTGTGCATGAGGAGGATCTGCCATTTTTATATTCAGTCTTTGCTAATCTACAAGAATCTTTTTTGCCCATGTACCTTGTCCTGGTGCAGACGTTCCAATAAATCCAACAGATGTATCGGTAATTGGACTAGCATGTACTGTGCCTAAAACAGGTTTTGCTGGTTTATCTGTACAAAGTAGTGCCTTATCTGCATTTTCACTGCCTAACTTGATATACCCTTCTTGGCTAGGCTTGAAAATAATATCTCCATTCATGATTGTAATTGATGCCCACTTTGATGCATCTGATTCATCAATTGCAATGGGTGCACCATCTGGTGTTTTTCCTGCAGTAAAATTTGTAACAAGAAATTGAACATCATTTCTTGCAATGAGACGTACCTTGTCCGTCTTGATTACAATTGCAGCATCACCAGTAATAGAATCTGACATCTTCTCATCTATTGTTGTATTGTAAGAAGTAAGATCAAAGTTTCTATCAACTCTAGTCCGTTGTGAAACAAGTATGCGACTTCTGTCATTTACATAGTCAGGATCGCCTTCTGATGCAGAAATAATCGCAGGCGATTTATTTAGTTCCTTCTTTATGCTAGTCCCTTTTGTCTTGCCTTTGGCATCGCGTATACTAGTCGTAGATGCAGACTTTCCAAATGTAGCTTCTGTTTGTCCTCTTCCTACTACAATATCAATTGTGCCGGCATCATTAAGAAAATCAGATTCAGGATATGATGTAGTTTTAGTCCAAAGTGATTTTTCTAATTCTGTGACAGGATCATTATAAGCAGCAATTGAACTTTCACGATCAGTTCCTAAAACAATGAGAGAATTATTTGAACCCTCGAATGCGATATCGCCTGGGCGCTTTCGAAATCTTGCGACTGGTTCAAATGACATCAATTTTGAAGCATCTGATTCTGTAATAAGACGTTCGAAGATATCTTCTGGTTCACCTCTAAGCAATGATCCTTCATAGGCAGTTGTTCTGTCATCATTTACATTAACAACAGGTCCATTACGAAGTTCATGCCATACATCTTCTCCTGACTCTGCTTTTCCAGATTTTTCATTTTCTGCAATCTTTACAGTGTCAGGATTCATTGTGACTTCAAAAGATCTGCCTGGATGTGAATGATTAACATCATCTGAAAGATGTGGTTCAATTATGCGTGTCATCCAAAATGCAGCATCTGAGTGTCCGGCGGGATTTTCTATCATCACCCAAAGACATTCGCCTGGTTTGCATGGCAACGAAAGATGTGATGCAAAGAAAGGAAAGACAAACATTGGCGGTTCGTCTGAACTCATTTTTCTTGCAATGATTGAATTTCTTGGCAATATGTCTGCATACGTCATATTTGAGACGCCAAGACCTTGCCATCTTGCTTTCTTTTTTTCGTCAGTTAGATCATAATTTGGATCTGAAATGACTTCAAGAACAATCATTCTTAAGAATTGAGATTTTTCTGGTTCTCGATGTTTACTTTGCGTTATTGAAGAATTGCTTCTGCCTTCAGCAAAATCACGCATATTGTCGCTAGTGTTGTTAGGCATGTATTATTTCTGATTTCTGATCTTGTTAAACATGTCTTCTGGGTCAATTGATGCTGTAGGTGATTCTGCCTTTGATATAAGCTCCGCGAGTCTGATTATCTGATCATTTGCTTTACTCATTCGTTCAATATATGATGACAAAGATTTGCCATGAACTGCATGTTCTGTACTTTTGTCTTTGACTATTTCAGTAAGCTGCATAAAAAGCTCATAAGAATTCTGTCGATCTGTCACGGCATTTTCATAGATTTCTTTCCATAGCTTTTGTTTTTTGTCGGGTACACTATCGATTTGAGAAAGCAGATCAGAAAAAGCCTTGATCTTTGCTTCTATCTGCAATGTATTGTTTGAAATCTTATTAGACATGGAATGATATATCAGTCATCACAAAATATGAATTTCGTTTTTTTGTAGTGACGCTTGATTGACTGCATCGCAGTTGTCAATTGTTTTGGTGTTAAACCTGATAACTCTCGCATGTATAACAACACTGCACCCTTGTTGAGTAAATCAATTTCATCTATGTTTTCAAATATAGTGATGATTGCATTAATGCAAGTTAGCTCATTCTCAGACTTTGCTTTTGATCTGATCTCATATAACATACTGATCGTTGCAATTGAAGTGTCAGCATTGTCCAATATGGCATCTTGTGGCGGGATGATGTTGTGTTCTTCAACTGCCAGCATCTCGTGTGCAGATAATGAAGTAGGATCGTCAAGCGAAACACTTCTTCTTGCTCTCTGTAATCTTTGTTTTGTCTTTATTATCAACCAATTTTTTGCAACAACGTTGAAGTATGAAAAAGCATTTGTTCCTCTTGCAGCATCAAATTTATGAATTGTTTCAAATAGAAAATTGACACAATCATTCTTTAGCTCTTCATACGTGTCATGCATGCCTGCGAACTTGTGTATGTTGATTAGATTTTCTACTAGCTTTTCAAATGCCGGCATGATTGAACTAACGTAAAGTGCATCTCTTGCTTTCTTTAATTCCTCAGACTGGAACTCTACTATTGCATCCTGTGTGCCTGAATTGAAATAAAGTTTTGGATTTGGAGCAGGCTTTGTAACGACTACTACTCCATCAACAATTGTCTGAGTTTCTACTGCAGCCTTTGGTGTTCGCGGCTTTCGAGTTTTCTTTTTCGTTTTCTCAATTTGATGTGATTGCAATGGAAGTGGCGACTTGATTTTTTTTGTCATGCTGATTCCTCATACACATCGTCATCGCCATTGATGATTTTTGCAATCTTTAATACAGAGTCTCTAGCTTCATTTATGTCACTAACGAGTTCACGAATGACAGGTTCATCTGAAAAAATCTCCAATTTTGTTTTATTATCGATTCTTCGATGAATTTTATCAAGCGTTACTAAACAAACATCAATGCCAGAATCAATTTCATCTATCCTTGAAAGCATTTCAAGATTTTTTCTTATACTTTTGTAAAGCCCAATGCTAAGAATAGAAAGAATAAGAAACAAGAAACTCATATGCTGTCCTTGAATGCTTCTTGATATCTTGCAGTAATCGATGAAAGTGAATGAGAAGATCTAAGTTTTTCTGAAAGTGAAACTGCCCACTGTTTTGGTATATCAGGACTAGCTCTGAATTTTAGTAACTTTTTCTTTACATCAGATTCATCAACAGCAGCCCATTTGCTGCCCTTCATGAAGATTTTATCATCGATTCTAGACTGATGTATTTCATCAAGCTTATAGCTGATATCAATGTATTTTCCTTGCGAAAGATATTCTACATGTCCCGACCAGCCAGTAGCAATTACTGGTAGCTCACATACAGCTGCTTCAAGCAGCGGCAAGCCAAAACCTTCTCCGCGTGTAAGTGATAACAATGCTTTTACACTTTTGTGTCGATACAAAGAACCAACTTCTTCATCAGAAAGATTTCCATGAACGATGTGTATACGAGGTATCAATGAATTCTTTCTAGATTCACCGACGACATTTGACATTAGGCTAGTGATATTTCTTCGATCAAATGTAGAATTTCGACCACCATTTGTCTTTATAATGAGACCAACAGACGGATCTGACTTAAATGCCTCACAAAACCATTTAACAGTGTAGAACATGTTCTTTCTGTCATTTTCAGGGTTATTTCCAGTAATCTGGCCGAATACAAGAAAATTGAATGGAGTAGAAAAATCGAGACTGTCGATTTTGTTATCAGGTCTGTCGTGTTTTATGATCTGATCGTTGTATGCTTCTGGTATTACTCTTATTGGCACGCGTAAGTCGCCAGATGCAGCAAGACACCTGCGGGCATGATCTGACGGAACAACAATAGACGTCATCTTATTACAAGAATGAATCCAATCAGGATTGCATCTATCTGTTTCTACTGCTGCTGTAATGCCTATATTCACCTTGCCCAATTTTTCATCCCATTCATTAGGCAGCTGTAGCTGTACAGTTACATCGTAGACCTTGCCAGATGGATCAGAAGTTTTTTCTAGAATTCGTCCAATAAAACCGTCATGTGATTTTTCATCAATTAACCAGGGTGTGTCTCCCCACGGAAGTGCTTGAAATTCTACATCAAGATCATCTCTGTTTAATAGCCATGATGCTACTTGGCGCGCATGAACGCCATAGCCTGATTGTGTGAGAACAGGGCCTCGTAATAG